CTCTACGCCGCGCAATCGCACCGCGTCGGCCGCCGGATCGTCGACAGCGCGCTCGACAGCGCCGCCCACCAGGACCGCGTCAACGTCATCCGCGCCATTCGCATCGCCCCGCTCGGCCTGGAGGTAGACCCCGGCCCGGAAGGCGCGGCCTGGTGTGAGAGCGTCGTCGTCACCTACGAAATAGTCGAGGGCTGATGACCGCGCCACAGGTTCTGGCTGCTGATCCGGCTGTGCATCTGCTGCCGGGCAACGCCACGGCGCTTGAGCGCGCGTTGTCGGCATCCGACCATCGCATGCTGTCGGTGCCGCACAACGTCATTCGTGACGCGTGGAACCCGGACGTCTGCCCACCGCATCTGCTGCCCTACCTCGCGGCCGCGTGGAGCGTCGACGAGTGGGATCCGGTGTGGACCGTCGCGCAGCAGCGCCAGGCCATCCGTGACAGCCTCTACATCCACCAGCACAAGGGCACGATCGGCGCGCTACGGCGGGCGATCGGCGCCCTCGGCATGACGGTGACCGTCGACGAGTGGTTCCGGTATGGCGGCGCTCCCTACACCTTCCGGCTGCGGACGGCTCTGCCCGCCCGCGTCGGGTGGACCCGCGCGCAATCCATGACGCTCTACCGGACGGCCATCCACGCCAAGAACGTCCGGTCCCTGCTCGATTCGATCGTCATCACGCAACCGGCAGCCGAGACGACGCGGGTCGTGATCGGCTGCGGCGTTGGCGGCTCGATCACGACCCGTCTCGTCATCGCGCCGTTGTCGTTGATCGTTCCGCCCGCCGCGCGTCCGCACGTCGGGGCCGCTGTCATGTGTCAGCAATTCGCGACGATCCTGCCCCGCCAATAGAGGCCCCATGCCGCAAACATACTATTCTGTCGTCACTCTGACGGGCCAGGCCAAGATCGCAGCAGCCATCAGTGGCGGACCCGGTCTGGAGATTTCCAACATCGCCGCCGGCGACGGCAACGGCGCCGCCGTGACGCCGGTGGTGACGCAACCCGGCCTGGTGCGCGAGGTCTGGCGCGGCCCGGTTGTATCTGTCACGCGCGATCCGGCCGCGCCGACGCAGGTTATCGTTCGCGGCACAATTCCGGGAACGGTCGGGCCGACGACCATCCGCGAGCTGGCGCTGTTCGCGTCGGACGGCTCCTGCATTGCTGTTGCCAACTGGCCGGCCACGGAAATCGCCGGAAGCGGGGAGGGCGCGGTCACCGACATCGACGTGCGGTTCGTGCTGCTGGTCGACTCGGCGGCCGAGGTCAACATCCATGTGTCACTGGCGTCGCTGATCGGCGTCGCCAATCTGCTGCGGCCGCCGTTCATCGCCGTCGACGCCTTCGCCGACGCACCGCCATCAAGCCCTGCGGCGGGCGCGCTTGTGGTTGTGTCCGCCACGCCGACCGGTGCCTTCGCAGCCATCCCGCACCGGCTGGCGCAATACACCGGCGCCGCCTGGAGTTCGGTGGTCGCGCCGGTCAACACCATCGTCGGCAACGCGGCCGACGGCATCTACTACCGGCGCACGTCGAGCGGTTGGGTGCCGTGGTTCCCGTCGCAAATCCTCCGGGGCCTGGCGCGTGCCGCGACGGACCTCGAAACGGACGGCGGGACCGAGGATTCGATTTATATCTCGCCGCGTCAGCTGGCGCGGAAACTGGAGGCGGTCGTGGCCGCGGGGCGGCTGCCCTGGGACGTCATCATCCACGACGAAAAGACAGCCGGGTCGAACGCCGGAGATTTTTCGGCCATCAACACCTGGGACGCCCGAGAGCTTAACACCATCGCGTATGACTCAGACACGTTCGAGTTCACGCTGGCGGCCAATCGCGTCACGCTGGCCGAGGCCGGGACCTATCTGGTGATGGCGCGCGCGCCGGTCATCGGGATCGGCGCGTGCAAAACGCGGCTCCGCAACATCACGGCGGGGACGACCATCCTCAACGGCGCGAACACCCATGCGGCGCAGTACACCACGAACCAGTCGGAAGGCACGGTGCTTGGCGTGATCACGGTCGCTGCCGGTCAGGCGCTGGAGCTGCAGCAGTGGAGCTCGCAAGCGACGGTCAACCCGGGCTCCGGCAAGGGGGCCAACACGAGCGGCGCTGGCCTCGCCGAAATCTTCACTCAGCTCATGATCAGGAAACTCTGATGCCGGACACGATCCCCGTTCAGGACATCATCCTCGTACAGGATGGCATTGTCACGCAGGTGTGGCGCGGCTGCGCCCCTCGGTCGACCGAGGGGTTGGCCGGCACACTGCACGAAGTCGACGCCGGCACGGCCGTGGTCGGCATGCGCTTTGCCAAGGGCCGCCTTGTGCCGGTGCCACCGGCGTACTCCAAGGCGGAAGTGGCCGCGGCGATCATGGCTGAGGCCGAACGCGTTGTGGCGGCGGCGCTGGGATCGACGCTGCGCCAGGCCAGCATGCACCGTCACGCGACGGCCCTGCTGCGCAGGGTCGCCACCGGCGGAGTGCTGACCACCGAGGAGGCGGCCGATGCCGCGCTGCTCTACGACATCAACGCCTGGGAAAACGATGTCGTGGCCGTCCGCGAGGCATTGATCGCGGCCGGCGCGATCGATCGCGCCCGCGATCCCGAAACGTGGCCGTCTCCGCCGGTGGGCGTCACGCCCGCCTGGCTGACCGGCTTCTGACGAACCGCTCGTAATTCCCCACTCGTCTTGGCAGCAAAGGCACAGGAGCACCCATGGCCGACATTTCCTTCCATCACGGTACGCGAGTATTCGAAAGCCAGGAGACACCCGTCCTCTACCGGACAACGCAGTCGGCGGTGATCGCGCTGATCGGCACAGCGCCCGACGCCGACGCCGTGGAATTCCCTCTCAACCGTCCGGTGCTGATCAAGGGCGCGGCCGAAGTCTCGAAGCTCAACAAGCTTGGCGACGCCGGCACGCTGAAAAAGGCCGCCGACGCCGCGCTCGATCAGGTCGCGACGTACATGTACATCATCCGCGTCGCACAGGGCGTCACGACCCAGGCGACGTGGTCGAACCTCGTCGGCGACCAGACCGCGATGACGGGTGTCCACGCGCTGCTGAAGTGCGAAAGCCTCTACGGCCGCAACATCAAGCCGCGTCTGGTTGCCGTTCCCGGCTTCACCTCGATCAGCGCGACCGACGGCATCGCCTCGATCAACGTCACCAATCAGGGCGCCGACTACCTGACGGCACCGGCTGTCGCCATCACGGGTGGCGGTGGCACGGGCGCGCAGGCGATCGCGGTGGTCGAGAGCGGCGCCGTCACGGCGATCATCGTCAAGAAACCCGGCTACGGCTACGCCACGGCGCCGACCGTCACGCTGACCGGCGGTGGTGGCACGGGCGCAGCGGCGACCGCCAACGTCGGCGTCGTCGCTAACCCGGTGGCTGCCGAGCTGCCCGGCGTGCTGGAAAAGCTGCGCGCCGTGGCGTTCCTCGACGGCCCGGACACGACCGACGAAGCTGCCGTCCTCTACCGTCAGACGTTGAATTCCGACCGACTGTACATCTGCGATCCGAAGGTGCTGGTCTACGACACGGAGATCGACGCCTACGTGCCGAGCCCTTCGAGCCCGCGCTTCGCTGGCGTGCAGGCCAAGGTCGACCGCACCAACGGGTTCTGGTGGTCGTTGTCAAACAAGCCGATCAACGGCATCGGCGGCGCTGTCCGCCCGGTCCGCTACGGCGACCAGGCCAACTATCTGAACGAAAACCACGTCAACACGGTGATCAACCTCGGAGAGGGTTTCATCACCTGGGGCAACCGCGTCGCCACAGGCATTGACCTCAACAAGTTCATCTCGGTTCGCCGCACGATGGACTTCATCAACGAGGCCGTCGAGGTCGCCAATCTCGAGTTCGTCGACAAGCCATTCTCGAAGGCCAACCTCAAGTTCCTGATCGAAAGTGGCAACGCGTTCATGCGCGTGCTGGTTGCCGAGGGCGCGATCCTCGGTGGCCGCATGTGGCTCGACGCGGAACGCAACACCGACGAGGAGATGGCGCAGGGCCGCGTCACGCTCGGTTTTGAGTTCGAGCCGCCCGCGCCGATGGAGGACATCCGGTTCATCGCGCACCGTCAGATCCGCTACTACGCGGTCCTGCGCCGCGAAGTCCTCGAGGAACTGCAGGGCGGATCGCTCGCGCTGGCGGCTTAGTTCAGCTCACGGGCCGCATCGCAACCGCCGGGCTTTGCCCGGTGTTGCTGGCCCTCCGCGTGGGCGGCGCTTGCGCCGGGTCGCGTTGCTTCCCGGCCCTGCGGGCCTATCACGCCGGGCCGATGCCTGATCGACGACCGAACGTCACCTAACAATCCTATAAAGGAGCCACGCGATGCCGAAGTATCTCCTGCGCAACTGCATGCTGTTCGTCGATCGCGTGTCCAAGATCGGCGAGGCCTCGGAGATCGAACTGCCGGTCCCTAAGGTCAAGACCGAGGAGCTGCGCAACGCCGGTATGGTGATGCCGATCGAAATCAACATGGGCTACGACAAGCTCGGGGCCTCGTTCAAGCTGACGGCGTTCGACCCGCAGGTGATGCGGCTGTTCGGCCTGGCGCCCGGCATCACCAAGGAATTCATGGCGACCGGCGCGCTGGTCGACGAGGACGGCACGACGCACTCGGCGGTCGCCTATCTGCGCGGCTACATCATGGAAGCCAAGGCCGACAGCTGGAAACCCGGCGACAAGAAAACCGAGAACGATTTCACGCTCTCCGTCCGGTACTACAAGCTCGAGATCGACGGCGAGCCGGTCATCGAAATGGACCCGTTCAGCGTCACCGTCGGCGGCGCGTCGCAGACCGACGGCATCCGCCGCGCATTGCTGATCTAGCACCATCCATCGCCGGCGTGCGCTGCAGTCTAGCGGCAGCGGTGCCCGCCCAGATCGCGCCAGCCGCTCACTTTTCACGACGACAACGGGGAACCTATGGCCAAGAAACCAGACGCGGCACCGCCCGCGCCGGCGGAGCAGCGCGTGTTTGCGCTCGTCCATCCGATCACGCACGACGACCGCACGTGGGATACGATCGAATTGCCTCCGCCGACGCTGGCGCATGTGATCTACGGCGAAGCTCGTGCCAAGGGCACTATGGCGCGGGTGCACCAGCTGAGCTTCATGTCCGGCGTTCCGGTCGAGGCGGTCCGCTCGCTCAAACTTCGCGACATGCGGGCCGTCCTCGCGTGGTTTGCCGAATTGGACAAGACCGCTAGCGGCGAGGCGCAGATCGAGCCCGGCGAAGCGACATTCGAACTCGGCACGCCGCTGACGTCGAACGGCGTGACGATCGCCCACCTGACCGTGCGCGAACCCGACCTCAACGCGTCGATCGTGGCCGAGAAGTTCGCCGACAAGCCGTATCAGGGCATTGCCGCGATGCTCGCGCAGCTGTCCGGCCACCCGATCGCCGTCATCCACAAGCTGACCATGGCCGATCTTGCGAGGATCGAGGCGTGGTTCGTCCCTTTCGTGGACGCTACCGGCTCGATGGATGCGGGTGGCGCGACATAGCCATCGGCATCTGCAACGTGACGCATACACCGCTGACCGATGTGCTGCGCCTGCCGCTCGATGAAGCGGTGGCCTGGCACGAGGCAGCGGTCCGGTTTCAGACGGCCAGAGCAGGGGAGGGCTGACGCATGGCAACGCTGACGTCAAAACTCATCCTCGGCCTGGTCGACCAGGTGTCGGGCCCGGCGCGTAAAATCGCGACCGAGCTGCGCGCGCTGAAGGATGTCGCCAAATCCGCACCGCTGGCCGCCATGCGCGCCGAGACCGACCGCATGCGCCGGTCGTTCGGCACGGCGGCGACGTCGGCAGGCGGCATGGTGGCGTCGGCGTGGGGCATGGGCGCGCTGATCCAGCCGACGCGCGAATTCAACGAGAGCATCTGGGGTATGCAGGCGGCGTTCCTCGGCAGTGCCACCGCCGCCGAGACCAACGCCGAGGTGTCGGCGCGCGCCCGCAAGGAAACCGATCGCATGCGGTCGTCGGCGCTCGCACTGTCGAAGGCTTACGGCGTGATGCCCGAGACGTTCGCCAAGGCCGGCGAAGAGGCCGCCAAGATGGGTCTCAATGTTTCGAAATCGAATGCGATCATGAAGTCGTCCGGCCTCGTCCAGATGTCGGACCGCGAGGCGCAGGGCAACGTCATCGCCAAGGCGCTGGGCACGTACGGCATTCTTTACGGCGCGCCGGATGACGACGAGGGCTACGCCCAGACGGCAAACAATCGCGCGTCGATGCTCGCACTCGCCGGCGCCAAGACGCGAACAAGCGCATCAAAAATTGAAGAGGGCAGCCGAAATTATATGGGCTTGGCAAGCTCGTTCGGCGGTCGGTTTGAAGACATGATCGCGATGATCGCGATGGGCACGAACACCGGCATGTTGGAGAAAGAGGCCGGCACCGCACTGAAATCGTTCCAGGGCCGGTTTCTCAAGCTTGACACGCCCGCGCGAGCGGGGATGGCGGCGTCTGGCATCAATATGACCGACTTTGCCGACTTCGGCGAGGTCAGTCCGATACGTGCCGCCAATCAGCTCGTGCAAATGTTCCCGCAGCAGATGAACAAAGGCGCACGCGGAAAGATCGTAAAATTCCTGGAAAAGGCTCAGGCTACGATCGACCCAACAACGGGAAAGAGTGAGCTCGCCGACGTCAGTATCATCAACAAGCTGACTCAAATGATGGAGAAGGAGGCCGGCCTAAAGTTCTCTGGTGCCGAGGACCGCGACATCGCTGCCAACAAAATCGCGACCGCCATGACGAACGTCGGTGGCAAGTTCGACATGATCGGGGCACTCGAGGCGATGGCATCAGCTATCGAAGAGGGCCGCGCGGGTCCGGCCATTGCCGGCGTCGTCGGCGAGCAGAAACGCATCCACCAGACGCTGTCGTTCGTAAAAGCGATCCGCGAAATCAAAAAACTACGCGATGAACTGGTTGCTGATAAAGGCCGCTATTTGCAGCAAATTGGAGAAGACTACGGCACAAGTGACGCCGGCAAGATTGTTTCGCTCGAAGCGTCGATGCGGCGGTTCAACCTGTCGCTGCTGCGCAGCGATGGGGTGCAGGCGATGCTGAGGGGCCTCGCCGACATGGCCGAGTGGTTTGAGAAGCTGCCGTCGGCGACCAGCAACGCGATCGGCGGCATGCTGGCGTTCGCGCTCGTCGCCGCGCCGGTCGGTTTCGCCATGACCGGCATCGCCGCCGGGCTGATGGTTGTCTACCGCGCCGCACGGATGGTGCTGATCCCGATCATGGCACTCGTGGCACGGCTTGGTGCGTTGCGCGGGTTGAGCAAGACGCTCGGCCTGGGCGGTGCCGCCGCTGGCGCTGGCCTCGGCGCTGGCGGTGTTGCGGCCGGTGTCGCCGGGGCCGGTGCTGCTGGGCTGGCGGCAAAGAAGCTATTCTCGCTGACCAACCGCACCCCCGGCGGTGCCGCCGCAGGCGCAGCGTCGTCGCGCATGGTGGCTGGCATGGGGGCCGGCGGACAGATGATCGCCGGCATGAGTGCGGCCGGAGGAGCGGCCGCAATTGGTGCCGCTGCCGCCGCTGCCAAGCCAAGCACGGGGGCCGTGCTGGGCAAGCTCGCCGTGAAGGCGGCCTCCCGCCTGATGATCGTGTCAATGCTCGCCATGACGGCCAAGGATGCCTACGACGGCTACCAGAAAGACGGCATTCGCGGCGCCGTGCTGAACGCGGCCACGCTCGGCATGTACTCGGGCGACGAGAATGCGGCTCCGGCTGGTGGCC